TGAAAGGACACGAATTTGTTAAAAGAGATGATGTTATGATGAGTAGTAAAATGATGTGTCAAAATTTCATAGACCATATGGATAAAGGTTTTGAAATGTGGGAACCACGAAAACGTTATAGTATTTTTAAAGTTTAGGAGTTATAATGAGTAAACCAGTATGTTTAGTTACTGCACCTGTTGCCACACGAAGTGGATATGGTGCACATAGTAGAGATATTTGTAGAGCTTTAATTAAGTTAGACACATACGATGTAAAAATTTGGAGTGTACGTTGGGGAAATACACCAATGAATGCTTTAAATAACGAAGACCCGAATGATAAAGTAATTATAGACAGATTACTTCAGAGCCCTCAATTACCAAAACAACCTGAATTACACGTCCATATCGTTATACCAAATGAATTTCAAACATTTGGTAAATACAATATTGGTATTACAGCTGGACTAGAAATGACAGCTTGTCCACCAGTTTGGATAGAGGGTATGAACAGAATGAATATGAATATTGTTCCGTCAACTTTTGTTAAAGATATAATGAGTACGGTTGTATTTGACGTACAAGATGAACAAACGAAACAGAAAAAAGGTGAACTTAAAAATGAAAAACCAATTGAAGTTTTGTTTGAAGGTACAGATACTAGTATATTTAAAAAAACAGACGAGTTCTCTAAATTATTTGTTGATGAAATGAAAAATGTAAAAGAAAGTTTTAATTTTTTATACACTGGTCATTGGTTACAAGGTGATTTGGGAAAAGATAGAAAAGATACTGGTATGATGTTAAAAGTATTCTTAGAAACATTTAAGAATATGAAAAAGAAACCAGGTCTTATAATGAAAACAAGTGGTGCTGGATTTTCTGTTTTGGATAGAGAGGATATGCTTAACAGAATAAACAATATTAGAAATATGGTTAGTGGTGACTTACCTAATGTTTATTTGTTACACGGTGATTTTACCGATGAAGAAATGAATGGGTTATATAATCACCCTAAAGTAAAAGCTCATATTAATCTTACTCACGGTGAGGGATTTGGAAGACCATTACTTGAAGCTAGTATATCAGGTAAACCAGTTATAGCTACAAATTGGAGTGGTCACTTAGATTTTTTAAACAAGGATTTAGCAATACTGTTGAATGGCGATTTACAGAACGTAGAACGGGGTTCAGTACCAGACCAGTTTTTTGTTGAGGGTTCACAATGGTTCACCGCAAACTATCAACAAGCTTCAGCTGTAATGAAAGACGTATATAAAAATTATAAAAAGTATAAACTTAATGCACAAAAACTTGGTATGGTGAATAAATCTAAGTTTTCATTAGACGCTATGACACGAGAGTTGGGTAAAATATTAGATAAGTATGTACCTGAATTTCCTAAAGAGGTTGAATTAAAATTACCTAAATTAAAAAAAGTGGGTTCAAATGAACTACCTAAAATAAAATTACCAAAATTAAAGAAGGTGTGATATGGAAAAAGTAATAGATTGTCCTGTATGTTATGATACAGATAGATGTTTTGAAGATGTACAACAAGAGTTTAGTTCATATTTGTGTTTTAATTGTGGATATATGAGTGATTCAAGATATGAAGTTGGTAGTTTACAACTTGATGATAATTTAAAAAAATCACCAAAGTTAGTACAAGATAATAAATTTGAAGATACTAAACGAAACATAGTGTGGTTTCCAGCTGTAATAAATATGGGTGAGTTAGGTATGATTTTTCCTGAGGGAGAACAAGGTAGTAAAGATTATGTTTGGAGATACGCAAAAGTTGTTGAAATACCTGAGGAAGAACGCGTAAACTATAATAATTATGATAAGAGACTTGATGTGGAAAACGCTAAAACTTTTGATAAAAATCAATTTTTAGAGGCGTGTAAAGAAATGGGAATAACAAAGGATATGAATTTAGATGCCTAAACAAGTATACACTTGGGGAAAAGTAACAACTGGTGATATTATATCATTTAGATATAAAGGAAAAAAAGAAACTGGTACACTAACCACTTTACTTGTTCTCAACCCAAAAATACCTTATAAAAGAAAAGATGGTTCTAAAACATTTCATCTAACTGGTGTAAAGTTAGAAAGTCGTGGTAACATACCAACTATAAAGAGTAAACCGATGGTTGTACAATTATTAGAAAGATTCGGTGGTATACAAGTGGTCGACGGAGAAAATGGTATTTTTAGAATAGAGATACCAAACACTGGCCCTCGTGGTGTCACAAGAAATGTTTATAATAAATTAAAAAATTATATAAACAAGTATGGTGTATATAGAACTTACGATTATATGGAAGCTAAAAAATCAGCAGTATTCTTAGAACCAATAACTTTACCAAAACAATTAGTAGAGGTGTTAGTTGAAAATTAGTTATGGTATTACAGTTCATAATGAAGCAGAGGAACTAAACAGATTATTAGAGATATTAGTACATAAAACTGATGTTGAAGATGAAATAGTTATAGTTGATGATTTTTCTAATCAAGAAACTCAAGATGTTATAGAAAGTTGGGTTCAACAATATTCAGATAAAAAAACAATTAGAGTATTTCAAAGAAAACTCGATGGTGATTTTGCCTCACAAAAAAATTATGTGATTGAACAATGTATTGGTGATTATATTTTTCATTTAGATGCTGATGAATATCCAAATGAAATATTGTTATCACAATTAAAACAAATATTACAGATAAACAAGACCGATTTAATTTGGATTCCAAGAGTTAATACTGTTGATGGTATCACAGAAGAACATATTCAGAAGTGGGGTTGGAGACTTACGGAAAAAGGTTGGGTAAATTATCCAGATTATCAAAGTAGAGTTTTTAGAAATAGTGATGGTATTCGTTGGCAAAATAAAGTTCACGAAAGAATAGTTGGAGTACAAACTTATGCACATTTACCACCACAAGAAGAATTAAGTTTGTATCACCCAAAAACAATAGAAAAACAAGTTAAACAAAATGAGTTTTATAATACGATATGATAAAAATAAAATTATTAGAACACGAAATACATAGAAACGAAACTACCTTTCGTCCATTTCTTTTTGCTCAAAATACTTTAAGAGACATTGGTATTGAATTTACCGCGTCGGATGATTATGATTATGCTTGGGTTGGACAAGCTAGTATCATAGATAAAAAGAAATCACTACAAGAGTCAATAGATAAAGGTTTAGAATTTTTATCTAAACTTAGTGGTGATTATATGATTGTGGACGGTCAAGATGCTACGTCTTTAATTGGTACTATTGACGTATTCAGAGAATCTAACGCGTTACTATTTTTAAAAAACTCGTATTTAAAAGACTTTGATTTATACAAAAAAGGTTGGATGAATGGTAGAATGTATTGGGGTGAGGGTGAGTATTCGGTTCCAGATATAGATGAATTGAAAACAAAAATGAAGTTAACAGGTTGTAATTGGTTAGGAACGATACAACCTCAAATGATGAATTATAATTCTGATAAAAAATATGATATTTCTTGTATGTTTAGTTGGGGTGATATTGAAAACTTTGAACACGACATTCAGACTAATATTCCATATGATGACCATCGTAGAATCTTATTAGAAAAACTAGAGAAAACAAATTATAATGTTGTAAGAAGAGAATCTGGTATTCGTATACCACAACAACAATTTTATCAAAATATGTACGATTCAAAAATAGTTATGGCACCTATAGGTTATGGAGAGATGGCCGTAAGAGATATAGAAGCTGCGGGATTTGGTTCTGTTTTGATTAAACCAGATATGGACTACATATATTCTAAACCATTTGTTTATGAGGATGGTGAGACTTACATCTCTTGTAAATATGATTGGTCTAATGTAGAGGAAAAAATAGATTACGTTTTATCTAACTATAATGAATTACAACCATATTTAGTTGAAAATATGAGAAAAAGATTTAGAGAACAATACTCTCACGAAAATTTAGCTCTACATCTTTATGATATTTTTAGAAATCTACCGTCTATGTCAGTTGAAAATGCAGAAAAAACCACAACAGATATATCACTTGGTGAGGTTAAAAAAATACAATCAGTAGTTGACATTTGTGATGGTATGTGTTTCGACCAATATAAATCCATATATAATTGTATAAAAGAAAAACAAGGGTCAAATGTTTTAGTTTTTGGTGTGGGAAGTGATTCAGATTTGTGGTATGAAACAAACGATGGTGGTAAAACAGTTTATTTAGAAAATCACGATGATTGGTTTAAAAAAGTTACTGAGGAGTCACCACATCTTAACGTGTATGAAATACAATATACTAATAATGGATATGAGGCTGATAAGTTATTGAGTGACTATGATTCAGGTAATCACGATTGTCTTTCTATTGATTTACCACAAGAAGTTAGAGATACCAAGTGGGATGTAATCATAGTAGACGCTCCAGCCGCGTGGGATTACAAGTATCCTTGTAGAATGAAAAGTATTTATGAAGCGTATAATCTAGCTAAAAACTCAGAACACATTGATATATTTGTACACGATACTCACAGAGAAATAGAAATAAAATATTGTGATTATTTTTTAAGACCTAATTTTGAATTTGTCGAAGAGGTCACAGACCCACCTGGTTCTCGTTGGGAAGGTCGTAAACTTTTTCATTTTAGAAAATAGAAGGAATAAAAATGTTTAGTTATAATGAATTTAGAAATCTTATCAATATGGTACAACAACATTTACCAATAGTTGATTACAAAGATGTTAAACAAAAAACAGAAAAGTTTTGTGTATTGAGACACGATATTGAGTTTTCAATTGATAGAGCTTATAAACTAGCTAAGATTGAAAATGAATTGGGTGTAGAATCGACTTACACCGTACAAGTCAGAAACAATACATATAACGCGTTATCTGAAAAAAATATTAACTTGATTTCAAAGATTAGAGACTTAGGTCATCATATAGGTCTACACCAGAATCCACCCTCCTCGATGAAATTAGACACCTTAAAAGACTATATTATGAGGGACATAAATATACTTGAGGATTCTTATGGGTTTGAAATAGATAGATTCGCGTTTCATAGACCAAAAAAAGAATATTTAAATTGTTACGTTGAATTAAAAAATAAAATTAATTGTTATGATAAAAAGTTCTTTCATTTCTTTGAGGAAAAACCCAAGAGTTTAGAAATACTTTATTTAGCAGACTCAAATCACAAATGGAAATATGGATATCCTTTAGATTTTAATTTTTCAAAAATTAATAAATTACAACTATTAACTCACCCGTTTTCTTGGTCAAAGAAAGGTGGAGATAATTATGGAAACTTTGTATCTTTAATTAGAGAGAGAAACGATGAGTTAGTAAACTCTATGAATACAGAAACCAACACATTTCCACAAGAGTTACTATCTTGAAATACAAAGTAGTAATATTTGGAACAAAACAATCGACAGCACATATCATAAATAAATTTAAAAATGATATAGATTTAGTTGTTACGATAAACAATACAAATTCATATAATATTTCAGGTAAGGGTGATGTCATTGGTACAGCTAAATCAAATGATATTGAGTGTTTTACAACCGATGATTATACTTTAAAATCTTGTGTGGAATTTTTTCAAAAGAATGAATTTGATATTGGTATAAGTTATGGTTGGCAAAGAATAGTACCACAATCTATATTGAATGAATTTAAACACGGAGTTTTTGGAACACACGCCAGTCCATTAGGTTTACCTTATGGAAAGGGTAGGTCACCACTCAACTGGTCAATCATTAGAGACTTCAGACAAGTATATTTTAATTTTTTTAAGTATGTAGCTAAAGCTGATAGTGGTTTAATTTATTCTACAACAAAGTTTGAAATAAATGATTGGGACACTATAGAGTCAATTAAAGCAAAAGATTTGATTGTGACCGAGAATGAAGTTGGTAAATTAATTAGTGATTATAAAAACAATGACATAAAATTATTTCCACAAAAAGATGATATTGAGGAAACTTTTTTTCCTAAGAGGTCACCTAAAGATGGAAAGATAGATTTAAGTCTGGGTGTTAGAGACACATACAATTTAATCAGAGGTGTGAGTAGACCTTTTCCAGGTGCTTTTCTTATGTGTGGTGATGTAAAAGTTACGATATGGAATGCCGTTCCTTTTGATAATCAATTAGATTTTAGTGAATATCAGTTGGGTCAAGTCATTAGGGTTATGGAAGATACTGATAAATTTATTGTAAAGTTGAATGATGGAAGTTTGTTAATCAATGAATATGAGTGTGATACCACAATAAAACAAGGGGTTATTTTACAATGAAGAAAAATGTGATTTGGTGGCCAGCGGTAAAAAATAAAGACCATAATGATAAGTATGGTAATTTTGACTACTTTGAATACTCAAGAAAAACTTGGGAATTTTGGTGTAAAAAGAATGATGTTTTGTTTGTTCCATTTGAAGAACCAGTTGAACAAGATTTATATGAGTATAGAATTAATTGGCAGAAAGCTATATTTGTTTTTGACGAGTTAGAACGGAGAGGAATAGAATACGACCAGATTGCACTAGTAGATAGTACCGTTATGGTAAAGTGGGATTGTCCTAATTTCTTTGAATTGACAGATAGAAAATTTACAGTTACGAGAGATATCGATAATATGAGTTGGACTCGTGATAGTATTCTTGGTTATAAAGATTTTTTTGGTGGTTTTGAATTAGATTCAACTAAATACTTTAGGTCTGGTTTTATGGTATTTAATGAAACACACAGAGATTTGATTCAAGGTTTAAAAAACTTTTATATAAAAAACAAGAAGGATTTTATTAAATTACAAGATGAGACTGTTCGTAAAGGAAATGACCAAACACCAATTAATTATTGGGTACAAAAAAATAATGTTGATTTAAAGTTCTTACCACAAGCTCTGTGGATGTGTTCACACCTACATAGAAAAGAAATGTTATCATATAACTGGCAACTTGATGAGGATAAAACACCATTCTTTATAAAGTATGCAAACAATTGGATGTTCAACGGTATACCAAAAGACCAGAGAACCTCATTAATGAATCAGACTTGGGAACTTGTTAAGAATAATTATACCCTTGATGATACAGAGTTTTTATTAAATTCTGTTAATCATAAAGATACCTTTAAAAACGCTACATCAAGAAAATTTAAAAAAGATTTAATAGAATTTTTTAGTGATGATAAATATAAAGATATGTCTATGGTAGAGTTTGGAGCGTGTCACGGTGATACCACAAAAGTATTCAGTAATATATTTAAAAAAGTTTACGCGTATGACTGGGCTCAAGAAAACGTTGATAGAATTAATAAAAAATGTGAGGATTGTAATAACGTTGAAACTAAAGTTATGGATGTGGTGAAAGACAAATGGGAGTTACCACAAGCTCAAGTTGTTTTTGTTGATGCTAGTCACGATTATCCACAAGTAGCCATAGATATACAAAAAACTTTAGATTATTTTGATAACCCTATTATTATAATGGATGATTACGGTAATCCTAACAATAGAAATATTAGAATGTCAATAGATGAAAAGGTAAAAGAGGGTAAGATAAAAATACGTAAACTTATTGGTGAGGATGTTGGTTACAAAACTAAAGCTGGTTGGGAAATGATTGATAGAGAGGGTGTTATCTTATGGTAAAAAGCATCTTTATTTCAGTTAGAACAGGTTCGACTAGACTACCAAATAAATCAATGTTAAAAATTAAAAATAAACATACGATTGAATACGTCATAGATAGTGTTAAAAAATCACAATACGCTGATGAGATTGTTCTTTGTACGACTGATAAACCAGAGGATGTTGTGCTTGGTGCAGTTGCAGAGGTAAACAAGATAAAGTTTTACTATGGTGATGAAAATAACAAATTAAAAAGATGGTATGAGGCGGCTAAAAAATTCAATATTGATTATTTCGTGACTGTTGATGGTGATGATTTATTTTATGATTCAAGATTAGCGGATTTATGTTTTGAACAATTTGGAGAGTCAGACTTGGTAAACGGTCAAGGATTATACAACGATACATATGGTATAAAAACTACGACACTTGAATCTATGTTGAATATTTTAGAGAATAAGATTGTTGAACCACACGAGATGGTAAAACTTTTTCAGAATAAATTTGATATCAAAACACCAACCAACGTACCTAGTTTTTTACAAAAACAAAATATTAGAATGACTTTGGATTATGAAGAGGATTTAAGATTTTTTGAAAATGTAATAAATAATATAAAAAATAATTTTAATTTAGATGATGTGTTATTATATTTAAAAGAAAATAAATCAGTAATAGATTTAAATTATTTCAGAGAAGACGATTGGAAAAAAAATCAAGGGGTATTTAATTGAGAGATATAAAAAGTAATCCAAAAGGAAAATATAATGGTAACGAGTTAGATTATATACTTGATGTATTAGATTCTGAAAATCAAGAGAGAAAAGCTAATCCATTCGTAAACAGATTTGAAAAAGAATTTGGTAAAAAATTTAAGAGTAAATATTCTATAGCTCACAATTCAGGAACATCAACACTACACAGTTGTTTAGTAGCTGCAGGAGTTAGATGTGGTGATGAAGTTATATCACCCGCACATACTGTCATTATGAACTCATTTGTTACTCTTTATTTGGGAGCTACCCCCGTTTATGTAGATATTGACCCAGATACTTTCAATATGTGTCCAAAAGATTTAGAGAAAAAAATAACAAAGAAAACTAAAGCTATACAAGTCGTACATATGCACGGAAATCCATCAGATATGGTGGAGATAATGAAAATAGCTAAAAAGTATAATATTCCAGTCATAGAGGATTCGGCTCAATGTGTTCTTGGTTACATAGATGGTCAGTTAGTTGGTACGTTTGGTGATATGGCAAGTTGGAGTTTTGAAAACAAAAAACACATTTCAACTGGTGAAGGTGGAATGGTAACGACAGATAATGAAGAGTATGGTACGATTATTAGAAAACACGGTGGTCTTGGGTATAAAACTTTACAAGCTGGACAGAGTTTGAGGCAACTATTACCTAAAGATTTTCAAAATCCTCACTATAAAAGACACGATACTTTAGGTTACAATTATAGGATGAATGAACTTACAGCGGCTGTAGGACTTGGACAACTAGAAAGGGTTGATTTTTTAGTTGAAAGAAGACAAAAAATAGCTAAAATGTATGACAATATATTTGAAGATTGTTGGTTCATAAAACCTCAAAAAGTTTTAGATGGTCATACTAATACGTATTGGACTTATACCGTGACTTATGAGGGTAAAGACTGGTTTAAATTTTATGATACTGTTAAACAAGCTGGTGGTGATGGTTTTTATGGTGGGTTGTCTATACCATACCAAGAGCCTGTTATGTCAAAATACGATTACATAAAAGGTGAGTGTCCTAATGCTGAAAAGATACAACCAAAAATGATACAGTTCAAATGTAACTATAGAGATTTAAATGAAGCAGAACAAAAAATTAATATAGTGAAAAAAAGTTTAAGTTATCGATAATTTAATTAATATATATTATTAAGAATATAAGGGAGTTATAAATGAAAACATATGTTATTGCAGAAATAGGTATAAATCATAATGGAGATATGGATTTAGCTAAGGAGTTAATTCTTAAAGCTAAAGTTAGTGGTTGTGATGCAGTTAAGTTTCAAAAAAGAGACATTGAATCTGTCTATACCCAAGAGGAACTAGACACACCAAGAGAGTCACCTTTTGGTACAACAACACGAGAACAAAAAAACGGTATTGAATTTAATATTGAACAATACAAAGAGTTACAAGAATATTCTAAAGAACATTCTTTAGACTTCATAGTTTCTTGTTGGGACAGTAAAAGTTTAGACTTGGTTGAAGAACATATAGAGGTCAAGTATCACAAAGTAGCTTCAGCTATGGCAACAGATAAGGAGTTTCTCGAAAAACTAAATGATATTGGTAAACCAGTAATATTATCTGTAGGAATGTGTTCTGATGATGAAGTATCAGCGGCTATGAATATATTGAATAACGTAGAATATATTTTAGCGTGTACAAGTACATATCCAACTAAAGCTGAAGAGGTAAATTTAAGATATGTTGAAACATTAAAACGTATTTATCCAACAACTAAAGTTGGTTTTTCTAATCATTACAATGGTCTTGACGCTTGTGTTGGTTCTGTGGTTTTTGGAGCTGAGTGTGTTGAGTTTCATATTACTAAAGACAGAACGATGTATGGTTCAGACCAAGTAGCTTCAATTCAAGACTCTGATAATCTAGTTGACTCTATTCGTAAAATGGAATTAATGGTTGGTGATGGTATAAAAAAAGTCTATGATTCAGAGGTTCCAATAGCTGCAAAATTAAGAAAAGTAAATAATATTGTAGATTGATGTTAATATTAGGTATCTCATCATTCTACCACGATAGTGGAGCGTGTTTAATAGAAGATGGTAAAATAAAAATAGCTGTACAAGAGGAAAGATTTACCAGAATAAAACACGATAATAGTTTTCCAAGTAATGCAATTCAAAGTTGCTTAACTTATGCGGGTGTGACTATTAATCAAATTGACCACGTTGTTTTTTATGAAAATCCAAAACTTAAATTGGATAGAATTATAAAAAATTTTATGTCGTATAAACCACATAAATATAATTTATTTGGGGAGGTATTAACATCACAATATAAGAGATGGAAATTACTAAAAAAAGAATTTCCGAAAATTAAATATATCAAACATCACGAATCACACGCTTCAAGTGCTTTTTATCCATCACCATTCAATAATGCGGTAGTAGTTACCTTAGATGGTGTGGGAGAGTGGGACACAGCTTCAATTGGTGTTGGTATAGACAATAAGTTAAAATTAATTCAAACATTGAAGTATCCAAATTCATTAGGATTTTTGTATAGTGCGTTTACTTTCTTTTGTGGTTTCAGAGTTAACTCAGGTGAATACAAATTGATGGGACTGGCCCCATATGGTAAACCAATATATTATGATACCATAATGGATAATCTTATTGACGTAAGAGAGGATGGTTCTTTTTCATTAAATTTAGATTATTTTGGTTATCATAATAGTGACTATATGATTAATGATAAGTTTGGTGAATTGTTCGGTGGTAAACCTAGAGAAAGTGAATCAGAAATAACACAAAGAGAGGTTGATTTAGCAGCGTCGATACAAAAAGTTACAGAGGAAGTAGTATTTAAAATATGTAAAAACGCTAAAGAAATTACTGGACAAAATAACCTATGTCTAGCTGGTGGTGTTGCACTAAATTGTGTTTCTAATGGTAAGTTATTAAAATCAAAAATGTTTAAGAATATATGGATTCAACCTGCGGCTGGTGATGCTGGTGGTTCTCTTGGAGCTGCACTTCATTACTACTATAATATTTTGGGTAAGGATAGGATAGTAAACAAAGATGATTCAATGAGTGGTTCATTGTTAGGCCCTAAAATTAAAAACAAAAACATTAAAAAGTTTTTAGATGAAAATAAAATAAAATATACATATAAACATAAAAAAGATTTGATGAGTGAAGTAGCTAATAAAATTGATAAAGAAAATGTTATAGGGTGGTTTCAAGGTAGGATGGAATTTGGCCCACGAGCATTAGGTAGTAGAAGTATTATTGGAGATGCTAAAAGTAAAAAGATGCAATCTATAATGAATCTAAAAATTAAATTTAGAGAATCCTTTAGACCCTTTGCTCCAATTGTTTTAGAGGAAGATAAAAATGATTATTTTGATTTAGACGCACCATCACCGTATATGTTACTAGTTTCACCAGTACAGAAATCGATACGAAAAATAAATAAAAAAAGTAAAAACATAGATGTCATCAGAGAGGTAAATGAAGTTAGGTCTACGATACCTGCTGTTACCCACGTTGATTATTCAGCTAGAATACAAACTGTTGATAAAAAAAGACACGGATATCTATATGACTTATTACAAGAGTATAAGAAAGTTAGTGGTTGTAGTGTGTTGGTAAATACTAGCTTTAATGTTAGAGGTGAACCCATAGTTTATACACCTTATGACGCGTATAATTGTTTTATGCTGACAGATATGGATTATTTAGTAATGGGTAATTATATCTTAGATAAAAAAGAACAAGACGAGTGGAGTGATGATTTGAAGAGTAAGTATTTAAATAAATTTGAGTTGGATTAATTATGAAAATACTTGTAACAATTTTATTTTATTGTTTTTTATATCCAATTTCTTTAATTTTAAAACTATTTGGAAAAGTGTATGTTTCAAATGAGTATAAAACAAGAAACTCTTATTGGTCTAAAAATTACAAGACGACTAACAAAATATCAGATACCAAATATACATTATGGTAATAGAAATAATATTATCGATTATATTAGTAGAAATTTTATTTAGAATAATTTATTATGTGGCGAATAAAAAGAATTACCACGTATCTTTAAAACTAAAATGGAAAGATTCTTACGTAGTCCCTCATCCATTTTTAAGTTTCAGTTATAAGAAAAACACAATAATAAATAAAAATCAAAGATTACCATATCCAATTCACACAAATAAATTTTTCTCTTTTAAAGAACCATTAAAAATAAATAGTTTAGGTCACTTTGGTGATGAGTTTGGCTCAAAGAAGGACAAAATACGAATTTTATGTTTAGGTGCGTCCACCACAGCTAATAATATATCAGATGGTAAAAAGGATTATACATATCCAAACTTATTAGAAGAGTATTTAAATAAAAAATTAGATACAAAAGTCGAAGTTTTTAATTGTGGTATCGGTGGGTGGACAAGTGTTGATATATTTATCAATTTTGTTTTAAATCTCATACAACTAAAACCAGATTATGTTATATTGTATCACGGGTATAATGACTTACCATTATATTTGATGAATGATTTTGAGCTTGATTATCAACACGGAAGAAAAAACTTAGGAGAGGTCATATATAAAAGTAAGATGGTTAATAAGTTACCGAAAATTAAGTTTCTACATTCTTATGAATTTGTAAAAGACAAACTATTTGGTACAGGAAATGTTAGGAATGATGTGTTAAGACTCATAACAAAAAGTAAGATTGATTACACTAGTAAGTACAAGGATTTTAAGACACAAAAAGATATTATTGAACAACTAGTAATTTTGTGTTACGCTAATAAAGTTAAACCTGTCTTGTCAACTTTTTGTTATTATGACCACGAAAGAAATTTAGAGTCAAGTAGAGTCAAAGAGGGTGTTCAGATGGAGAATGAAGATATTAAAAATATTGTTGAAAATCTTGATTGTTGGTTTGTAGACCAAAACAAATTGATTGATAAAAAAGACGAAAATTTTGTGGACTCGATACATTTTACACCAACTGGAATGAAAAAATTAGCTAAAAATTTTGGTGACACTATCATAGAAATCGTAAAATGGGGAAAAGAATAATATGTTTGATTTAACTGGTAAAACCGTATTGATAACTGGTGGTTGTGGATTACTCGGAATAAAACACGCTGAAGCTATTTTAGAGTTTGGTGGTAAAGTTGTATTGACCGATGTAATTCCAGATACAAGTGGGGTTACTAAACTAAAAGAGAAATATAAAAAAAATATTAGTTCTGTCTATATGGATGTAACAGACAAATCTTCGATAGAACACGTTGTTAATATGTGTGATAAAATTGATGTGTTGATTAATAATGCAGCTCTAGACCCAAAAGTAGAAAATGGTTTGGAGTGGAAAAATAGATTTGAACATTTAGATTTAGATTCTTGGAATCAAACTATAGAAGTTATTCTTAATGGTACATTTTTGTGTTCACAAGTAGTGGTGAATAAAATGTTATCTACAGGATTAGAGAGTGAATATTGTAGAGATGGTGGAGTTATTTTAAATATAGCTTCCGACTTATCTATCATATCACCTGACCAAAGAATATATGGTGAGGGGGTGAAACCAGCTAGTTATGGAGTAGCTAAAGCTGGTGTGGTTAATTTAACTAAGTATTTATCTACATATTTAGCTAAAAAGAATATTCGTGTAAACTCGTTAAGTCCCGCAGGTGTTTATAATAATCAATCAGATGAATTTGTTTCTAAATTTAGAGATTTGATTCCAATGGACAGGATGGCAAAACCAGATGAGTACAAGGGAGCAGTAGTATTTATGTGTTCTGATGCTAGTTCTTTTATGACAGGTCATAACTTAGTAGTAGATGGGGGAAGAACAATATGGTAAACGTTTGTTTAGTAGGATGTGGTGGTGTTGGTAAAAGACACTTAGAAGCTATGTTAAAGGTAAAACACGACATAAACATTGAGGTTGTTGAACCTAACATTGAAGATACACTTGTTAATCAAAACATAAATTACTTCACTAAAATCGAAGAAGTTTCAGATAATATTGATATTTGTGTGATAGCTACAAATGCTAGTGTTAGAAAAAAAGTTATACTAGAACTTGTTAGTAAGAAAAATATTAAATATATGATACTCGAAAAGGTGGTGTTTCAGAATGAAAAAGATTTTGATGAAATAATAAAATTATTTGAAGAAAAAAATATTAAGAGTTGGGTTAATTGTCATTTAAGAGCTCAACCAATTTATAAAGAGTTAAAAAAACAATCCATTATATCTAGTGATACAACTATGACGTACGACTATTCTGATGATTTTACTTTATCGACAAGTACGATTCACATCCTAGATTTATTTGCATATCTATGTGAAGATTATAATTTAATGATAAAAAATATTAAAACTGATGGTACGTTGAAAGAAAGTAGACACGTTGGTTGTTTTGATTTTAATGGTGAAATGAAAGTTGTTAGTACAAATAATCACGAACTTATCGTAAGAAAGACTGACACTATTTTTGGTGAACATTTAACAGTTCATCATCCAGATTTGATTGTTAGGTCTGGAGAGGGACTTAACCCTGATAATAGGATTGGATTTGTAGGAGATAAAAAAATACCTTATATTTACCAAAGTTCACTTACAAATTTATACATAGAGGATATTATTGAAAAATCTGATTGTGATTTATCAACACTAAAAAATTCAGCTAAACTACACAAGGTTATGTTAAGTAGTTTTAGAAAATTATTAAGAGAAGATTATAATCGTGAGGTAGTAGATTGTCCAATAACATAAAAGATAAAGTATTACTAGTAGGGCCAGGTAACATAGGTTTAGATTATATTAAAGTTTTAAAAACTTTTGATGTTGACATTGATGTGGTTGGTAGGTCAAAAAAATCAAGTAGAGAGTTTAGTGAAAAATCTCGTTGGTTTGTTCATAGTGATGGTATACAATCTTATATAAATAAAAATGTTAAACCACCAAAATACGCTATAGTTGCAGTGAATGAAAATCAACTAAGTGACGTGACAATATCTTTAATAAAATATGGTGTTAAGAATATTTTATTAGAGAAACCAGGAGCATTAAATTATTCAGATTTACTTAGTATTAAAAATACGAGTGTTTTAAATTCTTGTAATGTTTATCTAGGTTATAATAGAAGATTTTATGAATCAGTTAAAAAATGTAGAGAGTTTTTAAGTAAAAATACAGGACCAGTAAATGTTCACTTTGAATTTACTGAATGGTCACACGCAATAGATTTTAATCATTACACTAAAGGTGAATTAGAAAAGTTTTTTTTATGTAATTCGTCACACGTTGTTGATTTAGTTTTTCATTTATTTGGATTACCCGAAGTTTTAAATTCATATACAAATGGTTCTTTAGATTGGCATCCATCAGCTTCCATCTTTAGTGGTAGTGGAAAAACTAAAGAGGATGTTTTATTTACTTATAATGCTAATTGGAGCTCAGCTGGAAGGTGGGGTGTAGAGATAAGTTTAACTGATTATAAATTAATATTGAAACCACTTGAAAAGTTATTCATACAAAGAAAGGGTTCACTAGATATTGAGGAGATTGAATTAACTACTGACTCATATAAACCTGGTTTGTATGATGAAATAAAATCTTTTTTTAAACAAAGTGATAGATACTTATGTAATATAGACCAACAGTTAGTTAATTTTGATTGGTACTATAAAATAGCTAATTATAAAAAAAGGTTGTAATTATGATAATTTATGTGGATATAGATGGGACTATATGTACTTTGAATAATTTTAGTGATGAAAACAAAGACCAAAGTTTCGACCCAGCAGGTTATGAAGACGCTAAACCATTACGAGAAAATATAAATAAAATAAATAAATTATATGATGAGGGTCATACGATTATTTATTGGACTGCTAGAGGGACGGTAACTAAAATAGATTGGATTGAACTAACGAGACAACAACTATCTAGGTGGGGATGTAAATGTCACGATGTGAGAGTTGGTAAACCACAATATGATTTGTGGATTGATGATAAAGCATTAAGAATAGAAGAGCTACAATGAAAACTGTAACTTTATTAGGTAGAGGCCCTAGTTTAAATTATTTTAGTGAGATAGACAATTCAGATATTGTTGTTTTAGCAAATGATTTTGATAGAGAGATATCACAGATAGAAGAGTTTAGTGATTATCTAAAAAAACAAACAATACATTTAGTTCTTAATATGGTGGTTGGTGCGGCAGATGGTTATAACTCTATAGGTTTTTTTGAAAACTTTAACGTTACAAAATTGGTTAGACCATACCTAAATGGTATCAGAGTTCCTGGTAGTTCTGGACAGAGTATTCCGTTGGAAGAAAATTTTTTAGAAGACCATCATAAATATTTTATGTATGAAGGGCCAAAATATCCATATGATTATGCTGGAACAGGAATAGCTGCGTTTGCTTACACGATGTTAGATACTCAAGCCGATGTCGTTAATGTTATTGGTTTAGATTTTTATGATAACTTAAATTATGGTAAATCTAATTATTTAGTTCCAGGAAAAGAGAATAGAGATTTTACAAGAGACTTTTGGAAACCAGAAGATATGCAAGAAAATGTACGTAGGTTAGTTAAGGGAAAACCAAATATTCAGGTTAATTTAAATACAATTTGTAAAAACTTTATTGATGGTATGGAGGACTTAGAAAATTTAAAGATAAATATAATTGAATAATGATAAGTTTATATATATTTATATATGTAATATGAGGTTATATTATTAATGAATAATAAAAAGAAATTAGCTGTTGTTTTAGGTGGATGGCATTATCCTTACGCTTATTATAAACAAGTAGTAGACCAGAAAATTCCAGATGGTTGGGAGTGTGATTATTTTGTAGTATCACACCGTGACCCAGAACTTCCAATTGTGTTTGAGGAAAAACAAGCTTTGTTGGAGACAAGAGGTGATGGTTTATTACAATCATTTGATAAAGAAATGTATAGTCACATTGTTACTAAAGAAGAATTATCAGATATGGGTTATGTTTATAACGAAGAGGTTAGTTCAATCGGTGATTTGTATCAGTTAAATCAATGGGTACAACGACATTACACTGGACAATATGATAAAGTATTGTTTAGTCACGATGATAATTATATGCTAAACAATGAGTTGTTTTTAGATATCTTAGAACATAGAGTTGATTTATTTTTAAATCTTGAACGTAATCAAGTTACGAAAGTTGAAAAAGATTTTGATTGGAAACACCTCTCATCAGGGGTTTTAGAAAATACAATAACTCCTCGAACATCATTTACTTTTCTTGATAAGGAATTATTAGATGATATAGCCCCAGAGTTAGAGGAAATAACTACTAGGAATGTTGATTTGGATAGAAGTGGTGAAACTAATACGATATACAATTTAAGTGACAAACAAGTAGATAAACATCCATTAGGTTCTTGGAATTGGCCATCCCGAAACTTTACTAATTGGATGGTTGACAAAGGTTATACAGCTAAATCCGTAAGACTCTCTCCAGTTTATAGAGCTAATAAATACTTGATAGAGGGTGAACGAGGTTTCATTTGGACACAAGTAGATGAACGTAGAGTTATACATAATTTATCACAATATTACGATTTGAGTTAAAATGGAAAAAATAAATAAAAAATTTGCGTGGATAGTTGATGGTAGTGGTGCTAATTCTTGGGGTGTTAAGAATGACGA